TTAATTATTGTTGTGCCTTCCATCGGGTCTAAATATTCTATCCTAAAGAATGTATCCTTCACGGCTTGTAATATTGTTGATACTTGCGGTGTTGATAGAGGCGGCCATTCGCAAATTATTTTGCGTTTTGTCGCTATTCGGTCTCGTATTAAATCGCCGCGTGCGTTTCTATTCGTTTCTCCGTCTATATCAATTATGCTAACTTCTAGCTTCCTCGGCGACGCTACGTTAACGCCGTTTATTTTCAGCAACATTTGCTCGCCTCCCTCATATCGGCAAGTTTAATCCGTTGTGTTGCCGTGCATAATCTTGCAACGACTTTATCACAACTTGCCCTATCGCTCCGTATTCGGTATTGACGTTTATTACGATAGGTTGTTCGTTTTGCATCGGCTCAACGCTACCAATGTTTTGCATTTCCTCTCTTATTATCTTGCGTAAATCGTCCAACGCTCCGACAAATTCCGGCCTCTTTTCACCAACACCGATTATGCTAGGACTTGTAAAAATGCCGCCCTTGTCATACCATCTTACATCAACATCCGGATATGGTATGCTTAGTCCCGCTATGCTTGTATATCTTGTAGTAAAACTAAAATGCGGCAACGGTATGTGGATATTCTTAAAAGGCTTTATAATAGCATCCTTTATATCCTCAAATATACTTCCGGCGCTTTTCTTTAAGCTTTCCCACGTATCGGTGGCCGTCTTTTTTATCGACCCCCACGTATCAGACAAAGGCCCCGTTAACCAACTCATTTTGTCGTTTATCGTGTTCTTAGTTTCTTCCCAAGTCCTACTAGCCGTTGACGATATGTCGCTCCAAGTCCTAGATAAAAAGTCCTTCGTGTTGCCCCATATCCGGCTTGTCGTTGAACTTGCGTCGTTCCACGTATCCGATACCGTATTCTTTATTTTGCCAAATATATCACTACTTGTAGTTTGTAGATTTCGCCACGTATCGCCGGTGAACGTCGATATCTCACCCCATATGCTATGCGTTGTCTCCTTCAAGTCGCCCCAAGTATCTCCAAAGAACGAACTTAAATCATCCCAAACGTCATGGCCTAGTTCTTTCGTGTCTCCCCAAGTATCGCTAAAGAACGTTGAAACATCTCCCCATAACCGGCTCGCCGTATCTTTTGTGTCCGTCCATGTTGTGCTAAAATATGTCGATATATCGCCCCATATTTCACGCGTTCCGGTTCTTAAATCTATATCTCCGGTTATTATGTCTTTAGTTGTTCCCCATATATCCGACGCCGTGTTTTTTGTGTTCGTCCAAGTAGTACCGAAGTATGTCCCTAGGTCTCCCCAAACGCTATGCCCCGTTGTTTGCATGTTGGTTGATACGCTATTCCAATATTCTTCTAGCTCTCCCCATATATCATGCCCCGTTATTTGCATCCGGCTACCAGTGCGTTCAAAGAAACCTCCTATATCTTCCCCTACGCTATGCGCCGTTGTTACCGCATCGTTCCACGTTTGGATCACAAACGTTTTAACGTCGCTACCAATCGACCGGCTTAATTCACTTAACCTAGCTTGTGTGCGTTCAAAGAAACTTGTTACTTCTCCCCAGTTCTTTTGCGTAGTTTTTACCAAGTCAGCGCCTATTCTATCCGACATGGCCTTCATGTTGCTTAGCGCATTTAGAACAACTCCGGTTGTTGCCTCCCACGTATCTTTAGCGTGCGAAGCTACTAGGTCCCAACTTTTCTTTAGCGTGTCCCATCCTTGCCACGTTACAATGTCATTCCACATATCGCTCAAGAATTGCTTAAAGCTCGCCTCGGGCATGCTAAAGTCCATCTCCGGTATGGCAACCTCGGGCATTGTAAATCCTCCGGCAATCTCCGGCATACCGGCTCCTATCCCTCCTATGTCGCCTAACCCTCCAGCTAAATCGCCGATACCTCCGGCCGCCTCGGTTGTTAGTTGGTGTATTTCGTCGAACGATTGTAAGTTGTTGCTTAATACTTTTTGCGCTTTTTTACTACTTTTACCGACCTTATCAAGGCCCTTTGCGAAATCACCAACACCGGCCACTGCCGGCATTGTCGACGACTGAATATTCTTCATTTGCGTATTGATACCGCTTAATTGTTTTTGCAATGCTTGTTGTTGTAAATCGGCCTTATATTTGCCAAACGACGTCATAAGCCATGTTAATATCGAACCAATGACTAATAATGCGGCTCCTAAAGGACCCAAGGCCGCATATACCGCTTTAATACCGTATTCTATGCCGCGCAATACTCCTATGTGTACCACACCGGCCGCACTTGCCGCCTCAATGCTTAGTTTATACGATTGCACCACCCTAGCAAAGAATTGCCCAAAGACCGATGTTGCGGCTATCTCGCCGCGCAATATTGCCGTTGTTCTTGCTAACGAATGAGTAATCGTCATAGCCGTACGGAGCGATAGATAAGCCGTTAGAACGCCCATCAAGACTGGGATGATTGTTGACCAATGCCCAATTATCCACTTAGCTCCAGTTACCGCTATGTTTACAACCTTGCTTATTACATCGCCTATCGCAATTATTGTTCCGCCTATTTGTACGCCAAACCCTTGCACGATAGCCGCTTGCAATCCGGCCGCCGTTCCGGCTTGTTTGCTAACCATTGTAAAAGTGTTATAGAACTCGGTAGCCCAATCTCGTATACCGCCTAACCACTTTGTAATGCCGCTGAAGGTGCTTTGAGTTATTGCTCCGATTGTCATTCTCCACACGTCTTTTATCGTACTAGTTACGCCTTGCCAAGTGTTTTCCATCTTGCTCATCATGTCCGGGAATTGTTTTTCCATTCCGGCTATGATTATCTCGGCGGCTTGCACTCCGGATATAGCCCCTTGTTCGGATAGCTTCCTTATTTCCGCTATGCTTTTCCCGCTAGCGTCGGCTAGATATTGCCAAGCGTTAATTCCAGCGTTTGTAAGTTGCATCATATCTTGAGCGTTTAGCCGGCCGGTCATCCGCATTTGACCTAATGCATAGACTATCCTATCTATAGCTTCCGACCCTTGCCCAAGCGCCGCGGTTGCGTCGCCTATTGCCTTTAACGAAGGCAAAACTTCATCAGCCGCAAACCCTAATGCCATCATATGTTGTGACGCTTGTAATAACTCCGGATATTCAAACGGTGTTTTTGCGGCGAAATCTCCCATTTGGTTTAGAAACGCTTGTGCCTTTTCAGCACTACCTAACATTGTTGTAAACCCAAGATTAGCATTTTCTATCAGGGTATTGAATTCAATTGCCGTTCCGATAGTTCCTTGAAATCCGCGTTGCAATGCTTGAAATGCGCCCATTCCTACCGTAAAACTTAACGCGTTTCTTATAAAGTTCCCAGCTCCGCCGGCGCTTTTTTGCGCCATTGCCAAACCTTTGTTATATTGCGACGAATCCAATCCCATCTTTACAACTAAATCGCCTACATTCACTAGCTATCACCGCCTCTCTTTACCGTGCCGCCCAACATAGCGTTTGTTAAAAGCGCCACTTTCTTCAACTCGTCATCATCCATTTCTTCATTACCGCCCCACTTGATAACGAAATCGGTAGGGTCGTATTGCTTGTTTTTGCCACTAAACGCATTTGCGATAGTGGCGGATATTCCACCGGCTCTAATATCCGCCGCCTCGCATCCAAACGGTTCTAACGTATAAAACGCCATCCATTCGGTTAGTTCTTCACTCGTCATGCGTTGCTCGAGCTCTTTTACCGTCATTCCCAAGGCGAGCGCTAATCTAAACATAAAGCGCCTCCTCGGGCGCTCTTTTAGTTTTTTAGTGCGGCTTGTGTTTGCTCGTCTCCAAGCCCCGATAACCTAGAGGCTACCTCGCATATACGGTTCATCGCCGACGCCGACTTCTTAGCCAGCTCTTTTACATCCGCGGTTGTAAACAAATTATTACCGTTTTCATCCACAACCGATAACGCGACAAGCTTTGCTCTTATGTTTTCCAACGTCGGCTCGAACTCTTGTTTGTTGTTCCTAAACGTTATCTTAGTAGTTAGCGCCTCGAACTGGTCTCGTTCTCCAGCGCTTAGCTCCTTTACCCGAACGGTTCCGCCCCATTCGGGCACTTCCACATCCTCGTATTTTAAGTCTTGTGCCGATAGTATAGCTTTTTTATCTAGATACATGCTCTATTACACTCCCGCCGTAAATGTTGGTTTCCCACTTACCTTTATTGTAACTTGCACTTGAACGACATCAGCCGCGGCCACGTCTTGCGGCTCATATGCCGTTAACAATCCAGAGAACGTCCAGTTAGACCCATCGGGGAATGTTATCTTATAATTCCCCGGCGTATCATTCTCGAACGCATTGTATATGCTCGTTTGTCCAGTATCTTCGGGGTCAAAGTTAAGCGTTATACCAACCTCGCCGCCGTCTTTTAATCCGGTTAGAAATTGTTTATAGCCATCAGCCGGGTCTAACGTATCTACATCCACCGTATCGCGTGTTAATTGTGGCGGCGTTATAGTTGCCACATTAGCCACGTCAGTATACGTTAGCGGGCTCCCGCTTCCTATAGAGAACTTAGTTCCTTTTCCAGTCATTATCATGATATGTTTACCTCCTTAATAACTCTAAAATTTATTACAAATTCGCATCTATTGTTTTCATCCCGCCCTAAACTTTCGGGACTTTGTTGAGCATGAACAAGCAAGTAACGCGTTCCATTTATCGTTGTGTTATTTATGCCGTGTAACGTGTTTTGTATGCGATTGATTTTCAACCGCCCTTGCTCGTACGATTTATCCCTAACCATTACTTGTAACCCGGGGTTTTCGCCGTCCCAATCTAGGCTCAAAGGTTCACCGGCATATTCATATAAGCATATGCATTTATCGGGGCTATCCGGCATCGCTCCCTTGAATATGTCAACGCCTACCTCGCCTATTCCATGAGATTGCAAATAAACGCCAATATCGTCAAGCAACATATTACCGCCCCTTCCTTAACGCCCGTTTAACTTCATTGCTTATATATCTCTCGTATTTATCCTTATTAGCGTTGAACGGGTCCTCAAGAAACTTAGCCTTGCCTCCCCGCGGGTGCCTATACTCAAGATGTTCATGTTGCTTTTTAGCGTATGGTAAATCATAGCCAATCATCGTCTCCATCTTATCGCCGGTTTCTTTTATCGGCGTCGTGCTACAATTAGCTCGTAAATCTCCGGTTAATACCGGTGCTTGCTCCACGCTTTTACCTTGTAAGTCGGCCGCACACCAACCCAAGGCTTTCCTTCCGGCGTTCCTAGCTATATCTCGGTCTCCATACCACTTCAATACTACATCGCTCATAGCGCCACCTCCCGAAACAACGCATTGCCGTTTAAGTCTACCGCTACACTAACCGTTATAACCGGCCATTCTCTACCGCCATATTCCATTACATCGCCCGGCATTACCGCCTCTTTGCAAAAAAGCCTAGCCTCCGATACTACCTCGTCGCCTTGACTATCTCGTACTAATTGTCTTTTCCCTTCCCATCGTACCTTTATGTTGCTTTCCGAATACTCCGGCTCTCCATAGCTATTGTTTCCGGTTACATGCTTCCATACCGCGGTTTGGTTTAGATATGCGTCAATCATATGATAGCCACACTCCCCGCGATATATGGCATAAGCAAGTCTTTAGCCTCGTCGGAATGCAACCTTTTAGCGATAGTAATGTCGGTCTTGTAACTTTCACTTAAATTGCCAATGCTAAAGCTCGTTACTCCTTCGTCTTGCAATTGCCGGCGCTGATTGTTTCGACGTTCTAACAATGCTAATGCTTCCTCGCAACATGCATCCTTGACGGCTTGCGGAATATCCGATTGCGTCCACCATCCCGGCGGCAAATCAAACCGTCGTTCAGATGTTTCCATCGTTCCATCTACAAAGAGCGACCTAGGAAATGCCAACGGTTGGTCGTCATAAGCCGGCCTACCTTTCAAAGGCAAACGGTCTATTGTTCTTGTTGCTTGCTTGAGCGCTTTTTCCTTGTCGTTTTCGCTTGCGGCCTCCCACGCTTCGGCGTAGAGCCTTCCGTTGAAGTATTCGTTTGCTCCTTCGACGTCGATGTAGGCATCTTCTCCGACGATGATTGACATGCCACTTCCACCTCCTCGAAGTTATCGGATAAGGCGAGGCGTTTTGCCACCTCGCCGTATACATCCCATATTAGCCCCGTTCTTTTATTCCTATACCACATGTGCCATCACGTCTTATTCCGGATTAGCGGTTATAACTACCAACGCCTCGGGTCTTATTACTTTAGCACCATACAGGTATAATCCCTTGACGGCATCCGCAAACCGTTTCTCCGGCCTATATGCCTCTATCGTGTTTATTTGCTCGGCGAATGTTATAGCCATCGGGCTACCAGCTACGATTTTATATAACGTTCCGGTAGTATTCGCTATATTGTTGCTCTCATAAATAGTAAATCCGGCCGCTTGCCCTACTTGACCGTTCCTTAAAACTTGGTCGGACATAGCGGAACCTACCTTCACGAACCTATCATCCGTTAACAATAACCCGTAAAACCAAGGAGGTACCACCACGAACCTCCCAGCTTTAGGTATGTTGTTCTCGTCAAGCCTTATGCTAGCACTAACCAACGTTTCATAAGCCGTTTCAGCCGTCGGTACTATAGGAGTTGTGTCATCGCCTATAGCACTTCCCGCATCGGTGTATAGACTTGCTATATACTGGTCGGCTACATCCGCTAATGCATAAGCGGCCTCGGCCATTGCATTATCCATAACCTTCGGATTTTGTTGCGCCTTATCTATATCGTCGATTAAGAAGTTGAAGTATTTAGCCTGGTCTATTGCCAATACTTCTTGCTCTCCGTCTAATACATCCGGCGCCGGTATATCGGTATTTTTAATATAATTACCAACCGATATAGGCCCGATTGAATTTATTCTTACCGTGTCACCGAAGGCTCTTATCTCGCCCTCATAATCTCTATTAACTACGCCTTCTTGCCCGAATATCAAGCTTTTATGCAAGTTCTCAAGTAACCTTGCGCTCCATATTTCGGGTATAAAATTATCTAATGCCATTTTATATTACCTCCGTTTATTCTTGTTATTTTAGTTTCCCTTCGGCCATCATCTTACTTATGGCCTCCCAGTTTTGATTGATTTCTTCCGGCGACATCCGTTTCACTTGTTCAAGAGTGAATACCGGCGTGCCGCCATTCGGCGGATTAGTACCGCTTCCTATCGGCCGCCCTTGAGCTCCTAAAAGTTGCTTTAACTCCTCGGCATCGGCTCTTATCTCATCCTCGGTCGTGCCGAATATCCGGCTAGCCCACGACAAGGGCAATCCCATATCGGATAAAATCTTTTGCTTAGTCGCCTCCGCCTTTATACTTGCCAACTCAAGCTCTTTATCAGCTACTGTTCGCTCGTATTCGGCCAACTTAGCTTGCAACTTTTCAGCCTCGCTCATTTGTGATTCTTTAATCTTTTGTAATTCTTCCGCGGCCTTTTTTAGCTCGCCATAATCCTTGTATTTCTCCCTTTCACGCTTTAGTCTATCCGCTATTATAGCGTCAACCTCGGCTTGCGTAAAAGTCTTGTTTTCCATCCCGCTATTATTAGCGTCATTCCCGCCTTCATCGGCGTTTTTTATACCGTCGCCTATTTGAGCGTCGCTCTGGCCGGCTACGTCTCCGCCATCAGCAAACATTTGTAAGTCTATGTCCCAATCTTTATTATACATCATTTTTTAGCTCCTTTCCATGCTTGACCGGCGCATGTTGCCGTAATATCTATATTAAAATTAGTTGTTATCATTTTTCTTCATGATACCTTTTGCAATGAACGTATCTATGTTATCTATTTCCAAGTCTACAGTTTCGGGGATAAACGTTATAACCGCTTCCGGCAAGCTCCCCGCCGTCATATCAAGACTTACCGCTTGTACCATGTGTAATTCTTTATCGTCTAGATATATGTTTGCGTTCAGCCCATCGCCTTTTATTGTTAGTTTCATATATACCTCCTATGCTATCTCGTGCCGGCTAGCCGTCTTATGCTTTCCGGCGGTTCCTCGTCTAACTCGCCATATAGCGTTATTAGCTTCCTCGCAGCACTTCTTTTTTCGGCCATCGGTGCATCCACACCTCCACGTGCCCCGGCTAGTGCCGCCGCCGCCGCATGTACACCATTACGGTTTAGCGTGCCGTTCGGCTCACGCACCGGCAACTTACATTGGCTTTTTGCTTCCGGCGGCCCATCGTGTAGATGTATCAAGCACGCCCTATGCCATTGTTCCAACGTGTAATCGCTCTCGGCGAATTGTCCCCACGCCTTATTAGATATTGCCACTTTTTATAACCTCCTTATAGATATTTATTTAAGTATTCCTCGTATGCCGCTTCCCCACGCCCTTCCAATATTTTTGCGTGCGTCATAGGCGGTTGACCTACTATGTTCTTGTAATCTTCTATTTCTTGTTCCGACCTCGGGTCCTTAGTAAGCGGCTTATTACTTAGCTCTTGTACTTCATCGGCCTTATCGTCGAACTCTCGGACATACGGCTCTAACACATGCTGGCAATTAGGGTGTATAGGCGGCCGGTATTCATCCTTGAGCGCCGGGTACCTTTTATCTTTGCCGCTTATGCTATATACCTTGCCTTGGAGAGGCGCGCATATCTCGCACGTCGGATAATGAAATGATATTCTTACCAAGTCAATATCGAACTCTTTGCACTCATTTAACGTTGCCACCGACGCCGCTTCCCTCGTCGTCGTTCTTGCCACCATCTCGGCGTATGTGTCAAGCCTCCATCTTCGGCCTATTTTATCTATGAATGCCGTTTGCCCCTCGTCCAACATTGCTTGCATTACTTTACGCTTCATGTCTTGTATCGTCGTGCCGCTTGCATATTTCCGTCCGGCTTGCTCTATCCCAACTCGCCTAAAAGCATCGTCAACACGCCTACCTATGAATTGCGTCGCATCCCTTAAATTATCGGCCATGTTTTGCGCTATTACGTCTATTGCCCTTTGATGTAATTGCGCAAATTCGGGGTTTACTTGACGTTGTATGCCCAAGCTCATCAGAAACGCCGCCGTTTCAGCCGCCGATTGGCTATATACTTGGCCTATCGTTTGCTCTATCCATGCCGCGGCGTTTGCATCTAGTTGTCCTAATAAATCCCGCAATTGTATTAGCACGTCTCTATAATATGCCATTAGGTCTCTATTGCCACCGGCAGCAAGTATTTGTAACACATCATTAAAACCTTGCCGGTACATGTTCACCAATTGGTTTATTTGCTTTTCGGCGTCAAATGGCATTAACTACCACCTTCTTGTTGTTCCTCCGCCGGCGGTGTTATATTCGGCCTAAACATGAGCGGCACTTGTGTGTTAGCCTCGGCCGTTATCCTCATTAGTTCGTCTTGTAATGTTTGCGTGTCAAACTCATATAGCGCTTTTAATGCGGTCTCCCTCGACGATAAACCGTTTTGCATCCTCAATGCATATATTTGCGTGAGCTCCATATCGTCTTGCGGCAATCCATCATTCCAAGTTATGTTGATGTTTTCTAGCTTAACCGCATTTGCCATTCCTTGCGCTACCTCCAGCTCGCTCGCAATTCTTAAAACCTTCTTTATAGCCGGGTCAAAGCGCATCCTCATGCGATTTACCTTAGCTAGCGGCGCTAACATTAATCGCCTTAATGCGCTTCCGCTTTCGGCCAAACCTTGTTTCAATTGCCCGAATGCGGCCGATGACGTTTCGCTCAAAGAATAAAATTGTTCCATCAGTATCTCTATTTCATGGAATGCCGCCTCAAGTTGTCCATCCCATGTCACATATCCCGGCGGTTCCTCGCCGCTACTTACCGGGAAATATTTGCCTCCACCACGTACTACTACTTGCCCCGTTGCCGGGTCGGTTTCAAGCGCCATCGCCGGACCGTACATATTCGGGTCCGCATGTTTATCTAGTATGCGGCTTATTTGTGCAATTCTTATTTCTATCTCTTGAATCACACTATCTAAATCGCTATAATCATCAAGCCCCGTTATTCTATCCGTCGTTAGCAAGTTATTTACCGGCACCACAAGAAACTCATCAACGCCGGTCATGACCTCATCCCGGCTAACTTCTTGCGCTATCTTCCCATCACGCACTATATACTCCGACGTTGTTATCTTTCCTTTTTCGTGCACTTCAGTTTTCAGATGAGTTGTTTTTTTGGACCCAAACAAACTCCCCGTTTGCTCGTCCCACGTCCAAGCCAATATATGCGCTACTACCGACTTTATATTATCATTCTTCACAACCGGAAACCACAATGAAGGAGGTTGACCTTCTATGATTGCCCTTCCGTCATACCTAATCTTAAATAGCCCCGTGCCGTACCGGCTCACATCCAGCGCTACCTCATATGCATTGTTTATTAATTGATTATCGCTAATAATGCGCTCCAGCGCTAATTGCTCGTCGCTTCCTTCATTGCCGGCCGATATTTTAGGCGGCTCACCAAACAATAAATCCGCCCATAATGTTGATAATCGTTTCGGCCAATTCAATATAATTTCCAATGTCGCTTTTTGGTCGTCTCTTAGCAATCTCACCCAATCTCGATATACTTGCTCATGCTTGCCCTCGAACAAATACTTGTTGTTCTTATAAAGTTGCAATCGGTCAACTTCGCTCTTAGGCGGCCAATCTTGCCCAACTTGTATAAACTCCGTTAACACTTGTTCACCATCCTCTCGGCTTAGCCATTACATTTGTTCGCCTTGCGTTCGCCATTACAGCATACCTTAGAGCATCCATGGCGTGGTCATACTCTTTTATCGGCTCGTCAGCTATTTTATCGTTGTGCTCTTTCCACCGATAATTTTCTATTTCATCCAGCAAGTTATTAACTCCCTTGAATATAAATAATCTATTGCTTTTCAATCCGGCTATCACGTTGTCAATTCCTTCTTTTACCGCGTTTTTAGC